TTACGCGACGTCGCCGGGGTATGTAGCGTCGTCGTAGGCATAGAACGATTCGAGGTATTCTTTAGCGGTGACCTGGCATGTTCCGTCAGACTGCGGGGCGATCTCCTCTACAATGGCGTCGTAGACGTGGCGCGTTGAGCCGCAGAAAACCAGGCGGATCGGCTCGATGGTTGCCGACGACAGGTCAACCTTCATCGGGTCATCAAACTCGCTCAGGTGCGGGACTGACAGCTGAAAATCGCCCACCCTGCTCGCCACCATCAGCCCGGATGCAGAGCCATCCTGATAGCGGATCAGCGCGCGGGGGTTTTCAAACGACCAGTCCAGCGGCTCCGTGACGGTGAACGTTGTCACGCCACCCGCCGTTGTCATCGCCTCCACCAGACAGGAAATCGTGTTGTTACCCGGAATATCATCCGTGAGCACGATGCGATCGCCCAGGTTGTAGCACAGCGCGTCCAGCTCGGTAGTGGTCTGGAACGTCACCCGCTGCTGCAGGTATTTCATCAGGCGACGCATACCGATCTGGTAGGCGTGATCCTGAGTCAGTACCCCATCAAGTTTGTAGTTCTCGATTTTCACCGGCGTGGGATTGTCCGGCGTCCGGCATTTAACGGTCTCCTCTGCCCAGGTAGTCCCGTTGATGTACGTCACGTCGACACCATCAAAATCATCGTCGGACGGTACGGTAAATCCGCTCTGCAGCTCCTCCACCATCTCATGCGGAGTGATCACGCCAGTCCAGGGCTTAATCCCTTCCCTGTTTACCGTCGCCAGGCCATCGCTCAACAGGAAGCGGGACTTCCCGGCATTGGCTATCTTCTGCAGCATTTCCAGCGCTGAGATACTGTCGCCCGTGGCGAAATCGAAATTTTCGCCCCGTGGCGTCCAGTACGCGGATTCCAGCGCGTTGATGGTGTCGACATCCATTTCCAGCCCAAGAGAGTTCGCGACATGCAGCAGCGCTCCCGAAATGGTTCTGGCCGTTCCGGTTTCATAGGCCCGAGTGGCCACAACGTTTACGCGTTTATCTGACTGCGCCGCCAGCTTCCCGCCCATCTCAACGGTCGCTGCCATCAGCGAAACGCCGGGATAGGATGAAGGGCGCGTCAGCAGTCGCCCGCGCAGTGCCTGCCAGTACATCGAATCCCTGGCGTTGTTTGAGCCCTGCTCATTGCGCCGGCGACAGCGAACCTCTACCAGCCCTGGTGAGCTGAGGGTGATCCGCTCAGTGAATCCCAGCCCGTTGACGTTTTTCAGCGCATACTCTCCCTGGTGACTCACCCACCCCGATCCGGAACCGTAGACGCGATACTGAATCTCCCACTCAACATGCCGAAGCCGCTTTTTCCCTTTGCTGTCAAAGCCACAGATGCCGTTCGGGAAAGAGAAATTCACCTCGAACGCATCCACCACTTCATTTTCAGGGCATACGAGGAACGGCCCCAGCCAGCTCAGCGTGTCGTTAAGGCCAGAAGCCTCATAGTCGATCATCGTGCGGGCGGTGAATCCCGGCCATGACTCATCAACGGCACCATTAACCAGGCGCGCCACTGTCGCCGTTGTGCCGTCGGCCGAGACAATCCGGTACTCATTCCCGCGGTGAGCAAGTGAAAGCCGTTGCACCCCCTCTGGCATGCCGGAAAAGGCCGTTCCCGTGGCGCTGTTATAGGCAAGCGTCACATTCGCCGTTACCGCCGGGCTGCCGCCGGTTGATGCCGTGCCGGAGGTGTAAACCGGGGCATCACCGAAAACAGCTGCAGGCAGTGAAGAGGACGTGATCGCCCCACCCGCGAACGGACTGGCCGACTCGGTTATCAGTACGGTGCCGCCGTTGTCCTGCGCAACCAGGCCGGAGCCAGTGAGTCCCTCGGTGATGGCCGCCAGCAGTCCCGACATCGAGACGTAGTTAGCCACTAGCGACACCGGGTAGGTAACCCCCTGCCAGGTGATCGTGAACGTGCTGGAGCTGGTCGAAAAATCGTAGGTGGTCGGGGGCGCACTGGCCTGGACTTTTGCCGCACTCCCCCCGGTGCCGGGCACTGCAGCCTGACCGGGGGTATATGACGCGATAAACAGATCGTAATCGACAGAGTTAAACCCCAGCGTCACCGGCATACCTACTACCGGCGAGATCTCCGTCAGCAGCGGGCTTGCGATAACGCTGTATCCGGCCGCCGTGGTGATCTGGTAGTTCGCCGGGGCTTTAAGTTCGACCACGGCGCCAGCGACCCAGCTGGGTGGCAGTGCGTTATCGTTATCGTTATCGTCATTATCGTCATCATCATCCGTATCCAGCCCCGTAAACGTCACGCTCGATCCGGAGACGGTCATGCTGTCTGCGATAATGTCGTCTGCGTCCGGCGACGTCTGGGCCATATCCAGCCCGGTGCCGGATGACGTCCCGCCCACTTCGGTGGAGTTGACCCAGTTTTCGCTGCGCTCATCACCGGAAACGTCCGCGCCTGGCGGGTAATGGGTGCTGCTGAATCCCGGTAGCGTTGAAGCTGGCGTACTGCCAACCCGGATATCGCCATTGGTATAAATCAGATCACCGACACCGAGACACAGCAGCATCTGGACGCGCATTTTCGTAGGATCGGCGGCATCAAACCGGGTAACCGGCTGCACCACATAATCAGGGTAGATACGCACCCGGCCAAATACCTCACGAATGGCATCACCGAGTTTTGCGGAATTCGCCTTTGCCGGGTTAAGGTCGAGACTCCGCCCTGTGGATGAGGTATAGCCGCCCGTATCGATGGTGCTCATCATAAACAGCGAATAGGCTGCAGCGGCAACGGAGATACCGACGCCGATCCACGCGATTGTGGCGGCCTCCAGCCCGAAGGGAACCGGATAAAGCCTGACATCACTATCAGGGCGAATCACACACTTAGCCCACTCGCCTGGCGGAATTAACAGCCCCCCAACCTCAACGGTCAGCGGTGGGACATCCCGATCCTCGTAGCCTTCAACATTTGCTACCAGCCAGCTGCGAATACTGGTTACACCATGCTCATGCGTTTCGAGTGGTTCACCGGGAAGCCGGGACGGGTAAAAACGAATGGTCATCGCCAGAACTCCACTTTGACAAATCGACGCTTAAACCGCGGCAAGGGCAGAAAGGTGACGTTCGTGCCTGGGTTGCATTCCGCCACATGCAGCAGGCCACCGATACTGACCACGATCCCTACGTGGGTGACGGTCGACCCGGAATAGCAGGCCACCCCGGCCCCTTCGCAGGGTTCACAACGTTTCAGCGAAAGCATCAGCTTTCTCGCTTCCCGGTCGAGGCCCCCGCCGTCTTTGGTGACCCCTGCAAAATCGGGCCATTCGGGTAAATTCAGGTCGCGGCGTATCTCATTCACAATGCCGAAACAGTCGAGTTGCGGGTATACGCGCCCGCCCTTCAGCCAGGTGACTGAACGGTATTTATCAGGGTTAAACATTGGGATTCCTTAGCTGATATAACGCAGTCCGGGGAATACAGGGAGCGTGTAGCGGTATCGCGGCCAGGCGGTATCGAGGATATTCATGTAGCCCGCAGTGATCTGCACCTCTGTCGCCGTCCAGGAGCCCGACTTGATTTTCAGCGTATACGGCACTTCCGCAGGGGCCGCTAAATCCGTGGAGATATAACGCCGGTACGTCAGAAATGCAGACAGACGGTTAGCCAGGGCATTGCGGATCGCCGTGGACACAACGCCGTCGATATTGCACAAGGCAAATTTGAGGTCCTGCGTGCCGTCCGCATTGCGCGCCGGCAGCGCAATGTCTATCGCACAGGCGGTAAACGTTACGGTATCGCCGTTCTCCGTCGTTGCCGTAATACCCTCGTAGCCCTGGCACAGATAATGGACGTCAGAACCAATGGTGATCTGCAGCGTCTCAATGATCACCTCCGGCCCGCTGCTGGCGTACAGGCGGTTGAGTATTGTCATGATTTTTACCCAATAAAAAAGGCCACCCGAAGGTGACCTTAAAAATTGGTGTCGAATGTGGGTGTACCCTCACCGGCAGGATCGCTATTCCGCGCTTTATTTCACGCTCCGGCTACGGAGCGGCATGAAGGACTTTCCCACAAATCGACACAAGTGATTATGAAGGAGAAACGGTTTTAATCAAGCCTTCGGCCACTCCTTATTCAGCGCAATATCCAGCAACGAACTTCCGACGATCCATTCCGGGTAATTACCCCATGGGGCAGGAGCAAGGGGGCGTTCCCATAATTCAAGCGTCGCTGTGTACTTCCAGTAAATCGGGGCCACCAGCACCGGTCCCTGATAAATATCTGTAAAGCGGCATTTGTAAAACTTAATGCCTGCCGGCGTCTGCAGCTTCATCATGAACCATGCAGCCCCGTCAGATAACGCATCACGGAACCAGGACTCAAACGCCAGTCCCTGCGCATCGGTTTCCATAAACCAGGTGATGCTGGCCTGCGTCGGTGTGGACGTATAAGCTCGCCTTTGCCGCGCGCGGCCGGTAGTTAACTGGGTTCGTTTTAACGGGCTTACAGGCTGGAATCCGTATCCTTCCTGTAATGGCATCGGAAGACTGTCATGCGGGTAGTAGATATCAGTCATCACTCTAACCCTCTGCCTGAATATTTACTGCGCATTGCCTTACCAACTTTCCCATCTCCCCTCAACAATTGCGCAGCAACCTGATCCAGGGCTTCCGTTGTCGCCCGCTTCTGCGTTTGAGCCATGGAGAGAGCCATCTGATCAGGTGTCACACCGGGCGGCGTATGGAAATGTTGCTCAATGGGAGCATGGATGGTGGTCTTGCTGCTGTTATCGCTGTTAACGTTCTGCACACCAGTACCAAACCCTGTACGCCCCAGAGTTGCATCAAGCGGTTGGCCATTTCGAAGTGCCTCAAGCTGAGACACGCCGATCCGGTTCGTTGATGCCTGGTCGAAGACGTACTCTCCTTTGTGAACAATACCCGCTGGCTGATACTTACCACCGGGGCCGGTGTAACCGCCGGAGGCGAAACCAACGCCTGAAACAGCCTGAATATTTGAGACGATACTGGCGGTCTGCGCAGCGATTGAGGCCATAGCGATGATGTTGGCCGGATAAGGCGCGCTTACTGCACCGCTTGCTATAGCCTGCTGGATTTTCACCATCGAGTCCGCGATAGCGAATGCCTTGCTCGCAGCAAAAGCGACCTTGTAGATTGCCGATTGCTCACCAAACCCCGTTCGCATGATGTCGGCGGTACTGTCAAACAAGGACTGCGTGGCCGCAGATATGATGGTGTTTTTCTGAGCCTCTATGACCTGATTTGCATCCGCCGCACGTTGACGAATAGAGGTCATTCTGGCCTCACCCTCGGCAGTTATTTCACCGGCCTTCGCATAAGCTTCCTCCTGAGCTGCCAGCCAGCGCTGGAGCTCTTGCTGAGCCTGGTCATATTCATTGATTTGCCCCTGCATCCCCTCAAAAGTTCCAGAGAGTCGCCCTCCTGTTGGTGTCAGGTTTCCTACAACATTACGAACCGTCGAGGGCAGCTGCATATCGGTGTTTTGATAAATATCTGCCCGTGTTTTTTCATATTCACCGGGTTTTAGTTGCCCGGTTGCTTTGGCCTTCTCCAGCAGTTCAAGACGGGTTTTAAGCAGATCGTTGGTCCGCTCATCCTTCGTCTTTACCTGTTCCTGCATCTTCCGGTAATCGTCCAGGGTTTTTACGGAATTTTGCAGTGCCTCCTGCTGCTTATACGCCTGGAGGATTTCATCTGAACGGGAAAGAATCGACTTCTGGTCGGCTGTGAGCTGCGTTTTAGACTTGAGGTCAGCAATTTGCTGTTCGAACTTTACCCGCGCCTGGGTTGCGCTGTTAAGCTTGTCACTGGCATCCAGCTGGGACTGCAAGGCAGCTGTCTGCTGGTTTATTTGATCAAGCAGCCGGGTTGCCGCGTCCTCGGTATATGCTTTACCCTTTGGCGTCTTGGGTGATTTCGGGTCTTTGTACAGCTCGTTAATACGAGAAACATTTTTTGCATATTGCTCTGCAGTAATTGCACCTGCCTTCAGGAACTCGCTTTGCTGCTTAATAGCTTTATTGCGCTTATCCGCATTGCTCAAATATTGCTGGTTAACGCGATCTGCTTCCTGCTGCGTTTTAATTCTTTGCTGTTCGGCTTCCTTAGCCTTCGCCTGTCCTTTGGTTACATCCCCCTGAAGATTGGCAACTGATTCGAGCAAATCTCTCTGTTTTATCATCTCCGGGAGGTTGGTAAACCTCGCGCTAAAACTGTTCCAGAACCCACCATCTTTTTGCCCTTTTTGGGCTTCAGCAATATTTTCGTTTAAGGTGGAAAGTTTATCCGTTAGTGTTTGTTCGCGCCCAATATTGAGCATCGCATCCCAGGCACCCTTGGCCGTTTTACCCAGCGAGTCCCAAGCACGTTCAAGAATCCCCAAATTCTGATGAATATCGTTCGCACGCTGCTGCATGGCATTGGCGTAAGCATCAGTAGCCACCCGTGCAGCATCCTGCTGATTACCTTCATCCTGCAGTGCTTTAATCTGGTTGTAGGTTGCCAGTGTCAGAAAGTGGTACTGGTCGTTAAGTTTGGTAATGGCTGCAACCGGGTCAGCAGCAATGTCGTTGAAATCACCAACCAGCTTATCGGTAGCAATGCCCGTCGCCTCGCTAGTCTTAACAATGGCGGTTGTCACGCGCTCCAATGAGTCGCCAGCTACTTTACCGGATGACACCAACTGATTCAGCGTTGAAGCTGCTGCACCGGTTGTGGAGTTAGCTGCGACCGATACACGGGCCGCCATATCTGCCAGTTGACCGGAAGTTTTGCCTACCAAATTACCAGTGAGAACGAGAGACTTATAAAATTCGTCCTGCTCCTGAGTGCCTTTGTAATAGGCCAGACCAAGAAAACCGACCGCCGCAGCTGCAAGAGTGAAAGGGTTAACCAACCCCATAACATAGGTACTCACACCCTTAATTGCCGGGCCAATACTACCAAACATATCTTTTAACTGCCCGCCCTGCTGCATAAGCACCATAAACGGTGACTGACCTGTAGATAAGCCGACAATAATGTCGGTCATCTGCGCTGGGATCATGCGCATGGCAAAGGCAGTCTGTGCGGCTGATTGGCCGGTTTTGCCAAGGTCGTCACGAAATCCAGTTAGCCTGTTTCGTGTTTCCTCGATTTTCTTTGAATAAAGATCGAATGTATCGGCATCTACCATCCCCTTTGATTTGAATTTTGCAAGATCCTGCTGCTGTTTATCCAGTTTGTTCAGGGCGGCGTTTACCGGGTCGATGCGATCTAAGAGTTCAGAAAGAGACTGTTTTTCTTCATCAGTGGCCTTTGTCACCTTCACTGCGCTGGTGGCAGCACGTTCACCTGCCTGCGTCATTTTTACCAGTGCAGTTGCGAGATTATCAGCCTGTTTTTCTGCCCCGGAGCTATCAATAACAATGGCCAGGCGGGAGGTTTGTTCAGTCATTTGGCGATCTCCGGGCAATAAAAAACCCCGCCAGAGCGAGGTTCATGTTTTGGGGCAACAATAAAGACCCACAAAATAGTGGGCTCAGTTGTCAAAGCTTTGCATTATAAGTCCGTATGAATTCATCACGAACCCCACTAGGTAGCTGATTTACCAACTCATCAATTTGCATAAAATATTTTTCTTTGATGCCCTCGGGGCCTAATTCTGGATTAGCTTGTTTCAAGCGTGATACCAAGTTAGTTACCGCCTCTTCATTAACATCAAAGCCTACCCTTTTCCTGATGAAAAAAGCATCAAATGGAATGTCGCTCGGCTTAAAATTTTTGAGCCTAGCAACTTCTATCGCTTCTTTTACATCACTACCGCAGTGCTTACACTTTCTGGCTTCAGGCTTAATCATTTCTGCACAATATGGACATTTAACCAACCCACTATCAAGCTGGCTCTGTTCCAGGGCGCGAATGTCCTTCTTGATTACCAGTGAGTGAATTAGAGCTACGATGAAGAGAAGTGCTCCGTATAACCACCAAGCAAAAAACGAGCGCCCTTTACTGCTCGCTATCGCCGCAGGTATGCACCCAATAATTGCACAAATTATGATTAGTTCCACATCCTTATCCCCATCATTAACATTTGCACAGGTTAGCACAGGAATAGATGGAGACAATGATATGACTACTTCACTTTTGCCTGTCTTTTCTGATCTTCGGCCCACTCAGCCCTCCAGGCATCATCAAGAGCCAGTATCGCTGCGTCAAACTCAATGCGGTCGATCAGGATGGTGCGCGATGCCAGGTAAAGCTCAATATCGTTCAGGGATAGAGGGAGCGGCACTCCGGCCATGCCGGCATACTTCCTGCCGCGCGATATCATGGCGTAAGCGTTGAGGATCTCCCCAGTGACTGCATCGATTTCAGGCTCCGGAATGGGCGGGAGATTTAGTTTCTCCCTGCGCCACTTTGCTTTCTCGCCCTGCTCGCCGGCGAATTCCTTTAGCCACTTTTGGGCCTCTATGGCTTTTTTACGGTTTCCTGAGTCTGCTGCTCCTTACCCTGAGCAATATTCGCCGCCTCAGCCAGAATAAGCCAGTACAGAGAGGGGTTTTGCTTCAGTAACGCAACACCACGCTCCGGTGTATACGCTACCGCCGTCTCCGTACCATCCACCAACTCCCCCACGCCTTCCCAGTCTTTCAGAAGAAAGCGCGCGCAATTGTCGATGAGAAGATCATCAACCGAGTCAATCTCGCCCACACTGGCGAGATCGAAAGCATCCGTACCGACCTGGTAGCTCGCGTCCATTTTGTCGATATGGCGCCGCACCAGCGCATTGCGTGAGCGGTATTGTGGATTCTCGCTACTGGCCACCAGCAGACGGAGTTTAAATAGCGCCTCGTCTTCCGGCGTGAATTTCTTTTTACTTCCTGCTGGCTTTTTGAAAGGGAAAAACCAGCGTTCTCCGTTCAAATCAATTTGAGAAGAAATAATCAGCATAAAGACTCCCAAAAAAGCCCGATCCGCGATGACTGCAGAACGGGCCAGGTAAATTAAGGCGCGGTAACGGTGATTTCAGACGTTGCGGTATAGGTGCGGGCCTTACCAGTGATGATTGCAGTACCAGCAGCATTTCTGGTGACTGTTGCTGTTTTCTGCCCGGTAGAAACCACGCTGGCGATAGTCGGATCCGATGACGTCCACTGGACGGTATCAGTTGAATCAACTGGCGTAAGCGTGGCGGTTAACGTCACCGTGGATCCCGCGGCCCCAGTTGAAGTGGCTGGCGCAACACTGATTGCCGTCGCCGGCACTTTAGGCACGCGCGTAATCGTCGGCGGCGTATTGGCCGCGGTGATATCCAGCTGAACCTGAACAATGTCAGTGCTCCCCGCATCCGGCCAGTCGCCTGAGATCTGCACTTCCGGGAAATCGAAGGTATAGGCGCCTTCAGCATTCTCCAGCGTGAAGCTAAACGGCACCGTTTCGCCGGTGAACGTTTTTTTGTAAACCTCCCAGGCAGCCTTTGACCATGACAGCGTGATTTGACCTGACGGGGTAAAGGTTGTCGGAATGTTTGCGCCGGCGAACGCCGAACCGGTACCGATGCAGCGCTGAGTCTGCATATTGTTGTTGAACTGGATGTTGAAGGTGTCGACGCAAAAACCTGTCCCGCCATCAACACCATTTAGCCGGATGTTCGTGACCTCTTTGAAGGAGTAACGCAGCGCCCCCGCTAAATCCACCGGCGCGGTGAAATAGCTGGTATCGTCCCCCTTCGTCTCCCAGTCCAGCCCTGCAAACGTAATGGTTGCAGTGATATCACCATCGGCCGGGATTTCCATCTGGAAGGTGCCAACCTGGCAACCGCGGGCAATCTGGGCGATCCCCACATCACTGGCAAAAGTCGCCACGGAGAACGTAATGCGACCATTACCCATCGTCAGAACGTTATTTAGCCATTCGGAACCGAAGCAGCTGGCAAGAAAATCATCATGCTGGTTCCAGCGAAACCGCGTGCCGACATCGCCGCCGACATCCACTGTGCCGCGTGAAACACCTTGCGCCATGCGGTCACCAGCGATTTCGTCATTGTCGTTGGTGTTCTGCGTTGGTTTCAGACCAAATGAAGAACGACGCAGCAGGTTCCACGCCCCTGCTGTAGGCGTGATTCCTGGCGTTGTCTCGCGAATAAACGCGGCTACTACTTTTGCACCTGAGCTCACAGGAGCCTCCTGTTTTTTGTGCGCTACAGAGCGCGATAAGGAATTTGAAGATTGAGCTGTAACCAGCCATCGGTCTCACCCGCCGGCACAGCAGAAACAGCGAAATAACTCAGCTTTCCGTCATCCTTAAACTCGAATAGCTCCGTTAGCTGATCGGCCGTTCGGGAGATAAGCAACGTCCCGGAACCGACCGGAACAAAAAGCTGAATGATGAGTAAGCCCGTCCTGTGGACTACCGGCCCGTCCCCGATCTCGGTTGCGCCAGCCTGCCCAGCAATGTTGGTTAGTCGGGCCCAGATATCGCGGTTACTGGGGTCAAATACCGGGCCATTGGGATAATCCACCGCATCAGAGGCAATAGCGGTCTGTGCCGCCATTCGGGAAATGACAGCGTTTCTGATTTCTGTAAGGGTCATTTGTAGGCCTGAATAACACCATTAAACGAGACGGCATAGACGCCTGTCGGCGCCTGTGTTGAGTGGCCATTCTCCAGAGGCACGGAGTAAGGCAGGTTCGACTGGATGTAAATCACCGAGTAGGCTGGCGCCTGGTCAATGATATTTTTGCCATTAAGAAACGTCATTGTCCCGCGCGGATCCGGTTCGGTCGGGACGGAATGATTAGGTTCGCCGATGCTGACGAAATGCGATGCCCTGAAGGTTCCTGCGCGATACTCAGCCGGCCGCCTGATATCCATGCTGTCATTAACACGGACTTTCTTTCTGAGACGGCCTGTCTTTGTCAGGTTGGCAGGATCGGCATAAAGAGATTCGTTCCATTCCCCAACAGCTTTGTTGTACTGAACCGCGGTCGCGTTAATGGCCCACAGCTCCGGGTTTCCTACCGGCGACCGCTGAACGATTTCATTCAGCAGTTGAATGGCGATTGTCCGCTGGCGTAGTTTGACATCTTCTGCCACCAGCCCGGCGAATGCCGCCGGGTCAATGTTCCAGCCCTTAGCCATATCACGCCCTCCGCAGTTGAATGGAGTACGCAGCGCCAGCAGAGTCGGCAGAAGCGGTGATGACCTCGTAGCGCTGAAGCTCACCCGTAACCGGATCCGGTGCGGTGATGATATGCCCGACGGCCGGCTTATCAGTCACCTCGTTAACCAGTGCGGTTAGCTTCACATCACCATGCAGAATGTTAACGCCATCGATACGGCGCAGCTTATAGCGCGCCAGTACTCCACGCCCCGAGTAAGTCACCTGCGTTTCAGTGCCGGTTTCCGTCACCGGGTCCCAGGCACCCCGAACGGTATATGACCCAGTGAAATCCTTAACGGCATCCTGCAGGTCGGTATCGAATGCCGCGGCGACTTCGGTTTGCAGCTCGTCACGAATGCCCATTGCACCCACCAATACGCTGCTGAGGTTTAACGATCACTGTACCGTGGAGTTTGCGGGTATAAATTTCGCCATTGCGCTTAACCCGCAGCGGGAGCGGAGCAAACTCTACAACACCCTTTGCCTGATTTGCGTAAACGACATGTCTGATCGGGTTTCCATTCACAAACACATCGCGGGGACCGAGCCCGTCGCCGGCATAATGCACATATGGATTTTGCATGTTATCCCCTTACCGCCGCTCAATATGAGCATGGATAAAGTCGGTTTTAAGCGACTCCATAGCGCCAACCATCACATAGGGACGTCCACCGTTATGCCAGCAATCAATCGCGTTACCCTCATCATCAAGCAGTATCACTGCGACACTGTGGCAGCCGCCGTTTTCGGCTCTCTCCAGAGCCTGTTTCAGCAGGCGAATAACCTGGTCGTTATCGAGGTTGTGATGGCTGGGCTTTTGAAATGGGACCACCTTCAAATCGGACATATCACGCCCTCACAAAGAACGTCTGGAAAGGGTTAATCATCCACGGTTTGAGCATATCCAGCGCCAGCTGCAAATCAGGATCGAGTAATTCAGTGCTGGTGGTTGAAAGCTCGGCAAAAGTGCGGGAAACCTTCACATCGTCGGCCTCAACGCTTTTGCTCGTCACCACGCCGGAATCTGTTTTTTGCTGATACAGATTGCCTGCAGCGGCTACGGAAGCGATAAACGCTCCGGCTTGCTTAACTTCTTCAGGAATATGCTCCGGGTCGATATCCTGAAGGTTAAGCGCCGTCATCCAGGTGTTTGCCTGGAGCACGGCTTTACCCTTTTTGTCGGCGGCAGCCCAGGTATCCCCCAGCAACTCGTCAACGTCCTGGATTGTTATATAAACGGTCATCGGATCCTCACCAAAAGAAACGGGGCTTTCGCCCCGTCGGTTAACCACCCGCAGGAGCAGTGAACGCAATCGCTTCAGTTGTTTTCACCACACCGTCAACGGTAGCCGTCACCGTGAAGGAGCCGGCCGTAGCAGAGGTGAGTTTCACGGTCGAACCACCAGCAGACCCTGTCTGTGACGTCGAAGCACTTAACGTGCCGCCAGTAGACGTCCACGCCACAGCTGCCCCGGAGACTCCGGCACCATTTTTGGTGTACTTGAGCGAAACGGTCACCGCGTCGGTACTGTCAGCAGTTGCGGAAGTTTTATCCACTGACAGGGTTACTCCCCCGCAGGGGCTTCCAGCTTAATCAGTACACCTGCAGTGGATTTGTTACTGGTGAAATGTTTCTTCCAGTTCGCGCCGGTGCCGATTTTGGTCAGGTCTGGGTTAGCGCCCTTCGTCTCATCCCAGCTGTAACCCAGCAGTTCAACGTTAACCGTGCCCTCTGCGCGATAGCCAATAGCAAGGTTTTCCTGGTTGTTGATATCGTAGGAACGGAAGCCCGGAGCCTGTGATTCCGTTACGGATACCGCACCAGCCACCAGACCAAGAATCGCGTCAACCGGCATGGTGTCAGTTACCAGCACCGGTTTACCCAGCGTGCCTGGCTGTCCGCCATAAACCACCACGCCAGCTTCTTCGTAAATTTTGTTGTCGATAGCCTGATCAACAATGTCGAAATAGGTCGTGGAATGCATAACGAACAGCGCAACACGGTTAAATTTATCGCCGTATTTACGCAGGCCACGGGTCAGCGTTTTCTTACCATCAGTGGCAATATCCGCTGAAACCGTCATATCAGCATTTGCGCCAATGGCTGCCACAAGCCCCTGAAGTGCATACTTGATATAACCTTCAAGCGTTGCATCAGCGACGTCGACGCCGATCACTTCGGAGAATTCGCTTACATCGCGACCACGACGTTTAAACGCTTCTTCAGTGGTTTCATACGGGCCGTATTTCCACGGCGCCTTAACACTGACAGATTCACCGGCACCGATTTTTTTACCCGTTACCGGGTCGGTGGAGTTAACGTTGCGCGATTCGATAGAACCACCAACTTTATAGAAGGTGCGCTTGCGAAAATCACCCTCGATCAGTTCGTTGTCGAGAATGATTGCGCCGTTTGAAGCGGCGTTGAAGACTTCCAGATTATCCTGGCGACGCTCAAGAAACGCAGTCTGCGCGAGGTCGTCATAGATAATCAGGTCACTGTTTACGGTCGTAGGCATTGATTAGTCCTTACTTAGGCAATTTGAGATAGGCCTGCTGGCCATGTTTGCGGATGTAGTCCGCTTTGTCGCTTGAGCTCATTTCTGAACGTTTCAGACTACCGCCACCGCCACCGGGTTTATGACCACCAGCCCCGGAGCCTTCGGCGCGCGGGAACAGGTGCGGGGCCGTCTCTTTCAGAGATTCAGCCCACTCAACCGGGGTGAGCGGAGTTTTGCCGTCTTTACCGAACAGAACATCGCCATTTGCATCAACTGCTACGGCCTCGCCTTCTTCGTTGAGCTGGAATGTGCCTTTAGCACGAAGAATCAGATCGTCGGATGCTTCTGGCAGCGCGCCAGCCTTAAGCGCTGCGCTGCGGATAGCATCACCCAGGACACGATCACGGAATTTGTTGGAGAACGCTTCCGCCTTTTCAGCGCGTTCATTAGCGGCTTTGATTTGCTTATCAACATCAGCACGTAGCCGCTCAGTGCGTTTATCCAGTACCTCGTCAATTTTCCCGGCGGCGATCAGTTGCGCCTCTTCATCATCAGAGAAACGCTGGAGAATAGTTTTCACCGCGTCAGGATCGATACCTTCAAAACGCTTAAGCGACTCAGTGGACTCTTTGAGCTTACCAAGCAGCTCGCTATTTTTATTTTTCAGGCCAGAAACCTGAGCGCTGACTTGCTCATCGATCAACTTCTGGATTTCCGGCGTAATCTCGGGCGCACCACTACCGGATCCACCGCCATCACCACCTTCACCACCAGCTGCCGAATAATATTTAATGAGCATGTTACGAATAAGCATGTTGTCCCCTTGGGATAGTTACTGTGGGCCTGGCCCAATAAAAAAGGCCGCCCGAAGGCAGCCTGATTGAATAAGATATGTTGGTTAAAGCCTAGCGTTTCTGAATGCCTGCTCATCCTTTGAGCGCAACTGGTCGAGCGTCAGCCACTCGCCCCTGTCGTTGTAGAACTCATCGGGAGACATGCCGCCATCACGAATCAGCCTGGCGCGCGTTTCTCCGACAATCTCAGCTTGTCGCGTGAACGACTGCCGGGAGAACCAGTCCTGGTAATTCGTGTCAGCCGGAAACTGTCCATCCATGCTGGCGCGCGAGCTATCCTTGATTTCGCCGACTTTAATACCTAATTCCTCGGACGATTTCAGGATGTAAGTTTCGGTGCTCCGACAGCAAAAGTGGATTTTCCCAGGTCCCTGCAAATAAGGCACCTTGTGCCCTATCGGTTTATTATCCAGCGTGTACTTGAGTCGGTCGCGGATCCGACAATCCTTTGATGTCCGGTTATCCAAAGTAGATAACCACTGCTTACCCTTCAGAATGTCGTCGTTCGCCGACGCAAAGCTTTGTCTTGCTGTTGATGCAAGATGCCCTACTGCTGTTTTCGCTATGCTGGCCGCATTGGCCCGGCTCATCTGAAGCGCACCATCCTGGTAGCCGCGGTTAGCATGTCCACGAACCTTTTTTGCGATCTGCTCATGCGTATCGCCCAGGAGAAAACCCTGCCGCACCGTATTGGATATGCGCGCCATACGATCAGCTTCGAGGTTGCTGGCCCATTCGCTTAGCAAACGTCCCTGGAATGGACGCCCCATCGCCGCGGCATAAACCGCATCCGGGGAGATGCCCACCAGCGGATGAAGAGCAAGAACATCGTCGGGAATAGCAAACTGGAAGAGGCTCATCTGAAAAGTGGCTTCGTGCTTCGCCAGTTCCTGCAACTCGGCAGTAAGAGCTGCATACATCGACTGAATCGCATCCTTGTTTATCGCCCTGACGCTTACCAGTAACGCTTCCAGCCTAGAAACGGTAAAGCTCTCAGCGTCCAGCGTATCAATAGCCACCAGCAACCTTGCGGTAAGTTCGGCGTCGCTGTCATTCAGGACTTTTATCATCCTGTTGGCAACGCCGGTGCTGTAGCGACTAACCCATATAGCGTGGGCTATGGATTCATCATGCAGTTTGTCATTCGCCGTTGCCATTATTGCCACCAATCAGGTTAGGCGCGCCGTTACGAATAGCGTCAATGACAGTTTCAGGGTCGTCAGCAGGATCTATCAGGTCAAGCCTCTGCAGAGCTCTGACCATATCAGTGTCGCGAATCGCACCGTACTGCCAGGCATTGACGATTGCCGTTACCATGCCGGATTCTGCGACTTTGGCGATAAACTCCTGATTGATGCTGTAACGATATTCCTCGCCTTTTATGCCGAGATATCTGGCGCACCAGCCGAGCGCCAGCGTATAGGCCTCCGAGACATTGGAAACGCAAATGCCGAGCACCGATGTGGATGCGGTTTGCTCGCCGCTGGATTGCGTGGCGGTTTTAACCGCGCCGTTCTGCTCGATAAGCCGGGCGCCAAGCTGAACAGAATAATCACGCTTACTGTCCATCGCCTCTTTAGCCAGGGTGTTTGGTTGCGCCTGAGCATAGGTAAAACTCCCCTCCTTCGGCAGCAGGAATGGAGAACGAGAACCGACACGAATTCCCTTATCCTGCAGCCAGTCACGCCAGGCGGTATCAAGCCCGGAAATCACCGGCTGAACCTGACCGCAGAAAAATACGCTGTCTTCGTAATCCGCCGAATTTCGATAATGACCAAGGTTAATTTCAACGAGGGCGGCTAAAGGCGACTCGTCGATGCTGGGATCGTTATTTTGTGCACCAACGAAGGTAAAGGGGATTTCATCCCAAAAATCCTCACCTTTAGGCTTCGGGTGATACTCAGAATCGACGGAAAAAGAGCCTGCGTCAGCTGACTTTCGCCATACCCGGCAGACAAACTTTCCGTTCTCCAGAGCCAGTTCGCGATACTGGATTTCATCCTCGTACGCAAAACCATCTTCCTTTTCCATGCATTCACGTAAAACCACCAGCACCAGTTGATCACGTCCATTGATGCGTTTGGTGCGCCAGTTAATGATGCTTTCCGCCTGATAACGAAGGATGATCGCCTCGTCGGTCTCAGCTGCATAATCCGTATAAAGCCCCTCGCGCGCGGCCTCCAGAATATTTTCTGTAACCTGCTGGGACTGCTGATAAATGCTGGCACCAGCACCATCGGCGTTGTCACGAAGATAATTCAGTTTATCCGGCGCGGTCATGGTCGGGTCTTTTCTGAATGCCAGCCCCAGTAGACCCACTTTTGTATTGCCCGTTATCGCGTAGAAAACGGCGCGCTGAATGTAATCAGCATTGCGCTTTTTATTGCGTGCAGACTTATCGGACGGATCCAGAAAAGGGAGGTATTCATTCCCGGCGGCCTTTACAGCATCAGCCCCTTTGCACACGTCACGAATTTTTTTCCACACGGGCATCGCCGCCCTGACCTCAGGGCGAACATAAGTAATATCGTTATTGGCCATCAGAATGTCGTGTCCAGTGAAATAGAGAATGCAGGTCGAACGATTGGGAATTGCTTCACAATGAAGTAACCAGCGCCATCGTTGGGGTGATCGTTATCGCTCTTTTTATCCGGCTCGCCGTTTTTATCCCACACCTGTTGTTCCAGGCAGTCGGCATAGACCGGGCAACGGGCCACATTCACCTTGTACCGGCGATCGCCATTACCATTGCAGAACATGGCGTTCATGGAGTTAATGCGGTCCTTTACCGGCGGGTTAGCATCATCAACGATGACGTTAAATCCGGCCTGCCGGAGCTGCTCAATATCTGTTTTGCTGGCGTTGTTTGACTTCCTGGAATCACCAGAGGCATCCGGGTAAATATAAATCTCGCGGACCTTGCGGTAGTCACCGTCGGCATACAGCCAGAAACGTTCCTTGATGATGCGTATCATGTCGGGCGTATCGTAAGCGTTGATAATCTCTGTTACCGCGTGTGGTAAGCCGAGCAGCAATACATGGACGATCCCGGCCATCTTCCCGACGTTGAAATCCATCCCGATATACAGCGCTTCACCTGGCTGCTCTTCCTCACTGGAATTATTCAGCACCCTGTCGAACTGATGATAAATGGTGCCACTGGTCAGGTTAGTAAACTGGCCGTTCAGATATGCCTTGATCAATTCCGGCGGGTAACTCGCCAGGAGCGAAGGAATATAGTCATCCGGCAGGTTCTTTTCGTTGTCGAATGTCGAAGCCTGTACCAGACCATACATCGACCTCAGTTCAGGCTTTTCCCTCACAGCCTTAACAAACTGGTTATAGACGAACTTAAATCCTTCAGGTGTGGTAGTCACGTCAATGCCATTACGCAGACCATCAACTTTATAACGCATACGCGCGATTATTTTTCGCCACGCCTGACGCGCCTTATCCGCTTTCAGAACGTCGAGTTCATCCACCAGCGCATTGCCGATTTTAAAGCCTACTATCGTGTCGGGCTTTTCCATCGACCGACAAATTGTCGTGCCGCGGTACTGGCGCCCACTGTAGAAATGGACCTCTTTGTTGCTTTCAACGATTTTGACTTTCAGTCCCCAGTCGTGAGCAACTTCTTCCACCGTGGGGTAGAAAATATCGCGGATCTGAGGATAAGTCGGGGCAAAGTAGCCTTGGTTTATTTTGGGGAACTCCCAGAACCCTTTGCATATTCCACCGCAGCCAACCCATGTCTTACCGGATCCAAAACCAGCTACATAGGCTTTGAACTTCTGCTGCATAGCCAGAAAACGAGCCTGGGGAACGTTAAGCGTCGGAGCTATCGCCATCCTCTTCCCTCACTCGCGCATCGACTACGTTGATATTGATCGCAACTGGCGTTGGTTCGTCATCTTCTGGGTCAGCGGCCAGCTCTTTACGGAGCTTGTCGATCTCCAGCTGCCGGCGCTCGATTTCAATCTGCTGTAGACGCTGGGCGAACTCACTGTCAGCCAGGCCGAGACGTTTCATCACCGCCTCGTACATGCGCTCACGGCTGATGGCGGTTATCTCAACGCCATTCTTACCAAGCTTCACACCGGAATAGGCAAGCGCAGCATCCGGCGCCAGCTTGCGCGTATCGGCGAAGAAAGGCTGGCCGATGCCATCACCATTACAGCGAGGACATTTCGGGTTAGGCGAGCTGGTATGGTCGTAACCGTAGCCGCCTCTGTCGTTTGGCTCTTTCCCTTTCTTCGCTAAAGCCTCAGCCAGCTTCTCTTCGAACTCAACCGCATCGCGCCATTGATACTGGTGACCGAAGCCCCAGCAGTAACGGCAGCTCCCGCGGCGATACTGAGAAAGTTGGTTGGCGTCGAATGTTGCCAGCCGCCACATCTGCTCAAGCACTTCATCCGCGCTGCCAAGCGTGCGCACAATGGATGCTTTCTGCTGCTGCGCAATGGCCTGCGCAACTGAAGTTTTCTGAAGCAGCTGATAGCCAATTTGTTCAGCAGTCTTCTTGCTGTACCCGGCACGGATAGCGGCCTGCGTGGCGTTGTGGTCCTTCAGGTATTCTGCGACAAATAAACGTTGCTGATCGGTGAGGCCATCATCATCCACCAGCTCTTCTGCGCACTTTTCCTTTTGCGCAGTGCGCAGTTTCTTCTGCGCAGGTTTTTGCGCAGTTTGCGCAGTGGGTTTCTTGATGTATCGGCGGGCAGTAGCGTAATTCAGTCCCTGCGCTTCACACCAATCCTTCGGTGATACGCCGGTTGCGGCATGATCGGACAGGAACCGTCGCTGAAGCTCGCCCCAGTCCGGTTTTGCCATGGATTATTCCTATTTAACGTGAGGGAGAAAAAGGAATTACTGATTCTCCATAAAATATTCACTTTTATGTTTTGGAATTAAGGCTCTTTAGTTCAGGAGTTATTATGAAAAGAATTATGCTTGCTGTTTTTGTGATCTGTGGTGCGCTGTCTCTTTCAGGATGTATCCTTCCCCCTGGGCCTCATAGCGGCGGACATGGTGGAGATCACTTCCATGGTCCAGAGCATCGTTAACCGCCTGAGGACTTTCATTTTACAGAAATGAAAAAGGCCGCAAAATTATGCGGCCTTTGGTCACTACCAACCAGCGTATAAAGAATCTCTCAGGAGCCAACAGATAGAGGTGCATCTATCCGGCTAACTAACCTCTGGCGTTCTGATGTTGGCAGGCAGAGACGTTATGAGAGTATTGAGTATTTCAAAATACACCGGGAGAAACAGACAATGATATCAGTCCATTGTCTGACGGGCATTATCACAGGCACTCAATGAATACCTGCTGTAATGCGGTCAGATACCAGTTTATAACCTGACCAAATGTTACTTAGATCACAATCCATAGAACCACCCACCAATGCCAAAGGCTGCAGCGATCACCAGACAAGCAATTGCCGTTTTAGGCATTAACACACCGTAAAATGCAGGAGACAATCCCAGGAATAAAACCATTAGCACTGGCCACATACTAAGCAACATGAAAAAGTAGCCATTTATACCACCGCTGCTAAACGTCACATTCACTCCAAACCATTACCCGGACTTTCCATAGCTTGGTTGCTTCGTTGCATGATATCATACAACTGCCCCTTATACAGGAGCTTTAACATTATCACAGGCACTCGATGAATGCCTGCTGTAATGCCTTAGCTGACTTTCTCAGCGGCAGTATCAAACAGCGCCAGCGCTTCGGTCGCTTCCTGGATTGCCTTACGGGTCTTCGAGACAATCTCACTTTCCGTGAAAACACGATCGAAAGAGTCAGCGAATAGCTCAGACTTCAGATAGCTGTCGCCTACCCAGTCAATGGCCAGCTTGGCCGCTGCGGTGTCATAATTAACTTTCTTGATTATATCCAGGCGGATTTGCTCGGATGCAGTGATCTCTGACATGTCTTACCTCTGTTCGATGTGGGGAGTATTATCGAAGCCATTCGACAAAATAGCCTCTGTGATGCTTTTGCATTTATCTTTGCCGTGTGTACAAGCTGAACGGTTTCCTTACGGATGCCTGTTACGCACAATAAAAAAGGTCGCATAAAAAATGCGACCTTTGGTTGGTACCAGTTAGAAAACTAAAATCTCTCAGGAGCCACCCGGGAGAGGCTTTTCTGCTTTTTAACTGACCACTGCCGTTTTGGTGTTGGCTGGCAGTGATAACGTGGTGATAGCTTCATTTAAGTTATCGAAAGCATTTAAATATCGAAAGAGCTCATTGAACCAATCATTTTCAACTTGCCGGAACATTCAACCAGAGCACCAGGCATCTCTGCTGGTCTTTTGATGGCAATTCTCAGCTCTCCCGAACGAGGCCGGTAACTAACAATTTATTCGACAGTTCCTTCGGCATTAACCCAAAGATCTAGATGCTTGATGTAGCGTTGGATGGGCACATAAATAACCACCCCATCTACAAGGTTAACGGACTTGATAACATATCCCTGCGGAGCTAAATAATCCCCATCACAATGAGGGTGAATAGAGTGCTCGTCACCGTATCGATAACCATGCGGAAGTTGAGGGAGTGAATTTCTTGTCATGGGCAGCTTCTTAGATAGAAGGAATTGAAAATCCATAGTGCCTTAATGCACCTGACTTAGATACCAACTTTTCATTTTTCAGCGCTCTGTTGTCTCGTATTCTGATTTTTTGTTCATGTGGCCATGTAAATTTCAATACCTAAAGTGTTCTGCGTTTGTAGCTGAATTACCTGGAACCCTTCTCTGTGAGCTGCGAGCAATTGGCCTGCACTGCTTTGTTGTGCGCCAGGATGTCACGCTTGGTCTGCTTATCCAACACATCGATATCGTGGTCAGTCAGGTAGATGATCCGCACCCAGCTGCAGGCCGTGTCAACGACTACCGGGGCGGGTAAACTTTTCGCGCAACTCCCGATCAACATCGTCATCGCCCATACGCTTAACGTCTTCCTGTACATCGCTGGCCCCTTTCGTGACTTCAGCACGGCGTTCTGCCGCGGCGACAGTAGCAGCGGCGTTCTCTTCGGTACGTTGCTGATCAGCTTTGGCTTTCGCCTTACTGGCCCCGCGAGCATGACCAATGCCGAACGCGCCAGCAATAGCACCCAGGATGACGACCACCAGTCCCGCGATAATTTCAAAGCTCATTGCTGCTCCTTCAGTTCGTCGGCCTTTTCTTTCAATGCTGGCTGGCGTACGTATTGCGATAGTACGGCCAGCACCACCAGCGCAGGGCTAATCAACGCAACGATGTTTGGCGGCAGGATGTTTTTGATATCCGGCGGCAGCACCGCCCAGGCGTGCAGCGCAGCATCCGGGAACGACTGCGCCCATACACCAACCAGCGCGCCGATAGCTCCCAGCTTTACAGACCACGTTTTCAGCAGCAAGCTGGCATGCCCTACGAACTCCAGCCGGGTATATTTGCGCAGAAGTAACAGAACGAGCACAGCCACCAGCACAAGCAAAGCGAAAATGATCATCTTCACAGGACACGCTCCTTAACCCAGCCGTAGAGAAAATCCTCGTTGGCTTCGCGGCCCTCCGCCAGTTCGAGGTATCTGGCACCCTGGCTGCAGTTCAGCGCACGCAACAGAACCTGTTCACCCTCTTTCCCGCGGGCGGAAAGGTATCCCTTAAGCGCGGTGATGGTTCGGGGACCAATGGCACCATCCGGAATCAGATCGGGATACAGCTTTCCGCGCATATTCATTGCGGTCAGCCAGCGCTGGAAAAACTTACTGGCTACAGATGGCCCCATGTTCACGCCAGTGTCGCAAAGCTCATCTGCCAGTAACGTAGATAGAGCTGCCACCTGGTCAAACCGGGGGCCGGTCCAGTAATCGCTCAGCAGGATTTGCTTTGCTGTTTCCCTGGGCAGGTTCCGCATATCACCGGTGTAGCCATGTGCACGGGCGGTGGTCTGCGTGATGCCCCAGCGGGTCGGCCCGCCTTTATCCGACGGATGATCGACATAACCACCCTCCTTGCCGAGGATCCCCTCGATAATCTGATCTGCTGTCATGGCGCCTTAACTCCGGTAATGCGTTCCCATAAATAGGTCAAAGCAACAGAACCCATTGCCCCGCTAATTCCGGAAGTGGCCAGTATCATGTAAATGCTCAGTCCGCTTTCAATGCTCACCAGGCCAGCAATAACGCCGGTAAACCCTGAAACCACCATTTGGGCAAGAGCATTGATCAAGCTCCATGTTGCCTTGCTCTGCTTCACATCTATCAGGTAGCGGACAAGTCCACCCCAGCAAGCAATGATCAGCAGAACCAGCCAGGACATCCCGGCAATGCTCTCTTTGTCTTGCATACGTTTAGCCATAGTTACCGCCTCCGATGGAAGATCGGGAAGCTGTGTGTTTGAAAAGGGTCAGGCCCGTCAGGCTGGATTTAACAACGAAGCGTGTCGATGATGATTCCTGCGGGACCTGATAATAAAAAAGCCATGCAAATGCATGGCCTTGTGATTTGAATCCGTTATTTACAAAATGTATTCGAGACAGTATCTTTCGACTTCCGGACAAAAAAACATATACCGGGACAAAATCTAAATGTAACTGCCTTGCCTGCATGAAACCATGCGGGCTTTTTTTTGCCCAAAGAAAAAGCCCACCGAAGTGGGCCTTACAGCTATCATCATTTTTTATTAGGTGTGGTGCCGGGTGCCTCCCGGTAAGTCGCCGCCAGTCCACAGACGACTCGCAATGCGCAAAAAAACATATCAGACTGGCAATGCCCCTCCGCATAGGGGGATTCACCACACCAGAAATTTAACATTCAGTCTTTCAGGTTTCAATACTCTGCTTGTCTGAGGTATCGGCTCACCATAACTGCCCAGCCTGATGTTATCAGCGTGTAGCGGCTTGTTTTTCTCTTTGATAAAATTGATTCGCAAATGATTAAAACATCAACTGGTGCATAATATGAGTAAGTACTCAGACCTTTTACAGGTAATCAAGTCACGGGTTTGCCAAAATAACAACTTCCCCCAAACATTACTGGCAGACTCACACAGTTACAGAACCAGGCAGGTTTGGTACCGAATAGGACAAATATTCACTCTTGAATGTATTCTCGATGAGTACAGGAAACATTTTTCATCGGATTATTATTATCTTGATAACGATAAGGCTCTTCATCACCTTATCTTCGAAATGACCAAGTGGAAACCTGAAGAGATTAGAAGACTCTCGCTAAACGACTGTCTCTTTATCATTGCCAGTCAACTAAAGCCCAGTTATATGTCAGAAGATGCTGCCGCTGTCCTGGCGTCACTCAATCTGCCGACTGGCCACTATCCTGTTGAGGATTTTCCACAAGAGGACTGGGATCCCAGGGAAAACTCAGTATTCCTTCAAAGCTACCAGTAGCGACTCGCCCAATCTCCGCAGAGATCTGACTCAGCCGCTCCTCAAGAGCGGCTTTTTCTGCTATCAGACGGTTGAAGTGGGCAAGATAGATTTTCTGTTGCCCAAGCCAGTCTTCAAGCTGTTGAGTGGTCATGCCCGGATTAAAAAAATATGGCTGCTGCATCGCTTCCCCCAGAAAAGCAAAACCCCGCCGGTTGGCAGGGTTCAGAATCAGTTTCATTTGGATGTACGTATCCATGATTAGAAGAATACAGGACAATTTTATGCAAAGTCAACTCTATCGTGCAAAAATTTGCCGCCATCTGTTTCGATCACATCAATAAATGGTCGCCTTCTCAAATTCAGCCGCTGCCTGTCTCTCTCCTTTGTGAAGCATATCCACCAGCCCTTCATAGAACGGCTTCCAGTTGCGTGACCACGAAGACTGATGGAGATCCGGGAGACGCTTCAGAATGGCGCGGTGTACCGTCGCAGAGGGTACAACAGAGAAGCCATTACCAGAGCAGCGTTCACATGTTTTGAAAACCGGTGCGCCAAGTTCTTTGGTCGCTTTGCGATCTAAGACCTCCCCTTTACCACTACACCTGCATCGCGCATGGATCACTTTCTTTCCTCCGCAGACTCCACAGACCCTTTTCACCAGTTCATTTCTAATCTTTGGGGCCTTCACTTCGACACCGTCAGCATCGAAAATACCGGGGTGCTTAATTACATCTTCATGGCGGGAAATAAAGCCGGTACCGCTGCAGCTTTGACACGTTGCTCTGGTGGCCGCCGAACGTGAGTATTCCGCAAAGGCAAATTGCGCCAGCGTCAACATGCAGGCGCCGAGCTTGTCACCAGCGGCTTTGCGGACATTTTTAGGAGCGTTTTTGATGGCAAACTGCGCCAGCGCCTGAATTGCAAGCTGTTCGTCCGTTTTGCTGATACCAGCCTTTCCGAGGAAAGCGGCAAGGCCGAAGCGCGCACGACTGCTGGTGGTACCGATAGCCGCCATAACATCTGTTCCGGTCAGTCGATTCGGCGATGTGCTTTTCACGTCGTCGCTGATATGCATCCCCTGCGGGCTGAAATGCTTTAACGATGCTTCCAGTTTCATGCGGCCACTTCTCCGATATCAGAAATTAAAATTTGTCCGGATTCACCCCAGACTTTTGTTACACGAAAGTCCCAGATATGTGCGTCATCAGTAAACAGAGCATCCATCAGCGCTTTGATCATGTTATCGGCGTCTGGTTTCTGCTGGTGTGCCTGTCCGTTCATCGTTACTCGCTTCTTCTGGCTCCAGCTCTTTGGCATGGGAACCACGAAGGTTATGTGTCCGCCCTGCTCCGGCATAGCAACGTTCTTCAGACGGACCTCATCGCAGAATGCCCGGTAGCGCATTACCGCCGGACGCTGCTTCCACTTATCAGCTCTGGTCATCCTGGGTTTGCCGATGGGCGTGATATCGTAGATTTTCATGATTTAATGAGTCCCTCTTTCCGCCAGATTTCCAGGGTGCGCATTACCTCCTCCGCGTGCATCAGGCGCAATTCGTCGTAGGTGAAATCGGTGGTTTTAGTTCTGCCGTCGATTACGTCATGGCACCCGTTGCAGGCGATCGCCGCCTGAGTATCGTCAGGCTTGCATCCTGTGCCGCACGTACCCGCCAGGCGGTAATGCGCCAACACGCTGGTTTCCGGGTTGCCGTTGCAGTAACCAGGGATCCGCACTGTACATTCGCGACCTCGGGCCGCTTTGCGAAGGTTCGCCATACTCACCCCCACATCCTGTTGCGCCAGCGAGAGTCTGGCCGAGGCGGATTTTTGTCCTTCACCAGCTGCGCGCTGACGGTCCATGTCATAAAGTCAGGGTTTAAGCTTCGTTCGACCTTTACGCCCCGCTGACGATATCTCGCTACCAATTCGTCGGCCTGCTGCGTTGTGCATTCGAGATGGTGAAACCATGAGTGTTTCATCGGCATCACCCCGCGAAGCTTAAAAGCTGGTTGGCGGCGTTCTCAGCTTCCTGCAGGCTGTTGAATGAACGAGAGAGGATCCACCGCCAGAGAACATCCAGCGATGCTTTGTACAGTTCCTGGAACTCGCATTCGTCCATGCTTGCGAAAGAAATGCTGCGAGGGTGTTTTTTCAGCGTGCCGTCCGGCAGCTGTATGGCGTCATAGTGGCCGGCCTCAACGATGACCCACGCCCGGTAAGCATCGAAGGATTTGCAAATACTGATTGAACCGGATCGCTTCTCAGCTATCAGGTCGAGATATTGCCCGGCGGCATCAAGCAACGCCGATTCACTCCCGCCATATGCAGCAAGGTATTTGGCGTAACCTGTGATAAGCCTGCGCTCGTTAGACGAAATCGCCCCGCCGGTAGGTTCCCAATATTCAAAGCCGAGATTGAGTAAAGCAAAGTATCGGCGGTGAAACGCCGGATTGCGGACAAGCTTAAAATCGGCCTCCAGAACGGCGCCGAGCTTGCATTTTGATTGCAAGAAATCACTGGTCTCCTGCGTGGCAGGGATCAGTATTCCTTGGGTCTGTTTTATCAGGTGTAATTGTTGCGCCATGGGTTTCACTCCGTGGCGCTGAGATGCTCCGTTGCCGTTGTTCAGGCGGCAGGTAAATTATTGCAGCTTACTCTCGGTTTCGTCAATGCAGCCAGCTTCTTTAGCTAGCTCTTTAAACTCTTCAATCGTCAGCAAAAACTGATTTTTTCTTACCTTTTCGAGCCCGGTTATTTTCCCCCCATCGCTCGAAATTAAAAACTTCCCGCCCTGCCTGATAATGTCCACCACTTCGGCGATATCGAGATCCACTTCATCCCCCTGAGCGACATACAGACGCATAAATATAGTCTGGCGACAGCATCAAAGGGACACGCTTATTGCGATGCTTTGGGAAATGCCAGCCACCAAAAGGTGAATCAGTAAAACCAGTCGTCCGCGCTTTCCCACGTCTCTTGCAGGATTTGCTCAACGCGTTTTTTATCGCCATCAGCGCCGCCCAAAACGCTAAGACCATCGTTGCTTGTGCGTCGAATGGTTAATTTGTAGTCATCATAAGACTGGGACAAGCGGCGCAGCAATTCTTGCTCAAGCGCAGGTATGGCACCATCAGGGAGTTTTTTATGTTTATCAATTGTGACTTCAACTTTCATGGTTAGCACCTCACACAGATACTGTATAAATATACAGTATACCGGTTGCATGAAATGTTCAACCCCTCTGCAGCACTTTTTGCCAACACCATGCTTATGTTTAGATTGATGTTTTTCCATAATAAAAAACCCGCCGAAGCGGGTTTTTACCATGTACATGACCGGCGCAGCGCAGAGCTGGGGGGACGTAAACAATATCCGCCAGGCCATGAAAAGCGCCAAGATACCGGGCAACTTCCGTAACCTGTTTATGCACTCACCCAGTGGTAAAAAGGACGGCATCCAGATAATACCGCTGTCAGAGATCGCGGCGAAGGATGAATTTCTGAATATCAAGAACGTCAGCCGGGATGATATGATGGCAGCGCACCGCGTGCCACCACAGATGATGGGAATTATGCCTAATAACGTAGGAGGTTTTGGTGATGTTGAAAAGGCCAGCAGTGTTTTTGTACGCAATGAGTTAGTTCCACTGCAAAAACGATTAAAGGAACTTAACGAATGGTTAGGCGAGGATGTTATTAGTTTTGAATCTTATACTTCATGTTAACCAAACTTTTAATCAAGAATACAACTATGGCACTTAATGTGCCATAGCACCTCTATTCTTCCATAATCAAAATGTCAGCATCATTAAGAAACAACCCTCGCAATACGGACATATTCATGAGCCCTGACTTTTTAATAATAGCTTTTAAAAAAACATGCCGCTCATCAGTTAAAAATGCAACCCCATCATTTCTAAACATATCAACCAGTTCATTCATTAATACTGATGCAGTTGCTAATAAGCTATGCTCTTCAAGAAAACAATATGTATAATATGGGTCGTTAATATAATTTGCTAAAAGTCCTTCCAAGCGATTCAAATCTCTCAAATCTTCTGGCACTGCTTCATAGCCATAATCAGGCTCAATGAAGGACGAACTTCTATAATTAACAAGTTCTCTACACTGGATAGCCCACTCAAAAACACTAATTGAATCAATTGTATTAGTATTGAGCTTATGAGATTTACATAACTCAGCAAAGGCCTTAATAGTAGTTTTGTGATCTCCTTTTATTTTATTAGTGGAAATACGTATTGGTACAGCATTTTCCACGCACTCTAAAAAAAATATATCCCCTTTTCCATTTTTGAAAATAGAATATCCCTCAAGAAGCAAGAAAGCTCTTAACGAATAAAAAATGGAATAATATAATTTAATTATGGCCCATGATGAATGCCCCCTTCTAAGGCTGTATAGTGACTCCAAAAAACTTACAGATGCTTTGTAAAAAACATCTGTCGAGTCAGTCCTTATAGCATTTTTCAAGTCTGACAATTTACTAGCACTTAACTGAATCGAATCAATTCTATCTTTATATTGACCTAACTGAGTGGGATCCGAGCATCCCACTTCAGCCTCAATAAACTCCTGACAGAGATATCTTTTAAAATTCATATTCATCCTGAGACGGTAGTGATGACAGTACGTTTTCTTCCAGCAATTCCTTCACTCTTTTCCTTGCTGTTTTACCATCATGATTCTTTAATTCATCCCAGGTAATAAGTGTCGATTTCTCTAGCGAAATAATTGACTTTATTGTATCAACAGTAAATGATTTCCTTTCAACGCATTGTGAAAGTAGTTTTTCAGTCAAGAAATCCACAGCACCCGCAAAGCCAGCGGCTTTTACAAATGGATTCTTAGCTTTGCTATTCCAAATATTTTCTTTGTCGTAATAGTATTTGATGCCATTGAAGAAGTTTATGATCAAATTGCGTTGATTATCATATGTCCTAATATTATATTTCGCAAATGTTCCCGCTGGCTTAACATGCTCTTTTAAGGATTGAACAATAGTAGATAACTCGATATTACCAACACCACGAGGTGACCCCGGAAACTTTATTAACTTATAAAACGGAGATGTCTCTAAATCATTTAGCTCACGAGCAATGTCAGTTATACGATTTATCGCATGCGTTTCATCGTCTTCGAGTTCACCAAAAAGATCGTAAATTAAGCTCTTAGGTACTGGTTTTTGTTCTGTATTGATATTTAAGAAAATTTTTGCTGCTTGTGGCGTTGTTAATGATTCACATAAAGTAACTAATATGTCCATTTCACCAACTTTAGGATCTTCCTCCATAGCTTCTTCTAAACCAGCTAATCGATGCTGACCATCAATAACCTGAATAGATGCAGGAATAAAATCAAAAGAAATGATACCATCTTTAACTACAATCTTTTTATCTGCATTCGTCCAGTTCAAAATAAATGAACTAAAGAATATATTACCATCAAGAACATATTTTTTAATACTTGTTATTCTTCTACTATTAAGTACACGCTGAACGGCTCCTTCCTCATTATCTCGCCCTCGAACAGCAACGTAATACATGGGGATCAATTCTTTTACCTTCATAGAGAAAGTAAATGCAGGAATATCACCAAAAACTGTCTCTAGACACTGATAACTAAGTTTATTTATTGCCATTATTCATTTACCTGCTTTATCAGTCAGTTGGATAATTTTGCTGCTACATTACAACAATTGGGTTCTCCACACAATATATCGCGGTCGCGCGCGCTCGTATCCCCGCCACGCCAACACGCTTTGTGTAATGGCGTCAAGCAACTGCATGAGATGTAACCGGCCCGCCAGTTCTGACGGGCCGGTTACATCTCACCTACAGTTCATTATCCCTCGGTATCTTTGATACATAAAATAAGCAGTGAGTTGTTCATTTGGCCCCCTCATGCAGCTGCGCTGCGATGCACGAAAAAAAAGACTCCCTCGTATGGCTGTTAAGAGCTGGCGCAAAGGCCGCATTAAGAACGGCAGCATCACAGCTGTCATCGATATAGAGCGCAATTTTTTTCTCCAGGCGCGCTTTGGCCTCCTGCAGCTGCATACCCCGGCAGGCGCGCGGGATATACTCAGCAATTTGAGCGATACATTTTTCGTTCTGTTTAAACATGCTTCACCCCGATAGGCTTGATGGTGTCGAGCAGCAGTCGGCGGCGCGTATTTTCTGCAAAGTGACGGCGCCCGGTTTCTTTGTGGTAAAACTCATTTTTGCCGACGACCCACATTCGCTCTGTCTGGTGCAGTTTTTTTACCTGCAGACCGTCTTTGGTGATCACGGTGCCGGTATGGGTTTTTACGATTGTCATACGGCCTCCCGGGATGACGATGCAGGCGTACAGGTAAAAATGACTTCCTGAATATCGAGGAAACGCTGGAATACGGGGCAACCAAGCAGGCTGTAATTCATCCCAACAGCAACTTTCGGCACCAGGCCAAAGCGCTTCATGTCAAAGTCGATGACGGCCCGCTGATCGCGGAAAAGCCCCAAACGACCATGCCGGATAACCTCGCCAGTCGCTTCTGCTTCGGAAAAATACCGCTGGACAGTAGCGCGGCTCAGCCCCAGTTTTTTCATTGTCTCGGCGGTCGTGAGTCGCCCCTGATGTCTGGTGATCCGAATCACTGCGCGGACGTACTCTCTGCGCTCAACTGCTGACAATGCTCTAGCCATACATACCTCACTTAACGACACGCAAATGGCGCACGTTTTTGCGATAGCTGTCCCATTCAAAATTCACCCACATACCGCCGTCCATCTGGAGACGGTCAAGGATCCGCATACCCAGTGTTTCCTTCAGCGATTCATAGTTCAGGTTGGTTAGGATGCCGACAGGTCGCATGGAGGACAGCCGGCGATCGATAACCTGATTCAGGATGACTTTTTCACCGCTGCTTCCGCGCTGAATACCCACCTCATCCAGAATAAGCAGGTCCACATGGCACAAATCGTCCAGCAAGGACGCCTCTGACTGCCCGCCGTCATAACATTCCCGAACACGCAGCATGAGATCCGGAATGGTTACCACCAGCACAGAGCGGCCACCAGCCAGCAGGTGATTTCCGATTGCTGCCGCCAGATGGTTTTTCCCGGTGCCCGGTGCTCCGCTGAATACGAAACTCGCAAACCCAGAGCCGAAATGCTGCGCATAACTTTTCGCCATCGAGAGCGCCCGACGCTGGCCATCCGACTCAACCTGATAGTTCGCGAATGTGCAGCCGCGGTGCAGATCCTGAATTCCTGCACGTCCAAAGATTTTCTCTGCACGTGCGCGCTGGTTTTGTTTTTCCAGTTCCTCACAGCGCTTACGGCCTTCTTCGGCTTGCCAGGCACGCCATTCATCAACGCTGCCGAATTTAGGCTGAACGCCAGGGGGAATGAGTTTTTTAAATCGCTCCAGTGCATTCCCGGTACGAACAAAGTTTTTCATCGCTACCCCCTGAATCCCGCTGGGATGGTTTTGTCAGGTTCCGAAATCTGATTGGGATCTCGAGTTCCTGGCGCCTGCTGAATCGCCCACGGTTCGCTGAAATGCATACCGGGACCAAAAAACGTTTTCGCCTGTTTCACGTACTGCGTGTTCAGGATTCCCTCGGCTTTTACGAAAGCCGCGTAACGCTCCACACCTGCGAGGATTTCCGCCGTAGTGGTTCCATCCCTGATTCGGGCATTCCAGGCTTTGAAGGCATCGGATTTGCTGTTACCCCCTGCCCGCCTGGGATAAACCGACCAGACCTGCTCGAACTCATTCGGGTATATTTTTTGAGGTTCAGGTTTATCGCCTTCGTCCTGGTTCTGATCTTCAGGGGGTGTGGCGGAGCCATGCCCCGAACTATCTTCCTCCTGATCCTGTTCCTGCTCCTGATCCTGTTCCTGGTTAAGGAACGGTTCGAGAACCCTTTCGGAACCCTTTAGTTTTGCGATACCAATGTGGGATATTGCCGAGGCTAAAACCCGCGCCAGCTCTGGCTTCACCGTAGATTTGTCCGGGACCTGATCAAACAAACGAAGTGCTGCAATTCCCTGGTTTGGGTTTTCAACTGAATTCCAGGTCAGAAAGTTACGAATTAGCACCCATTTCGATGACGAATCACGCGTTGCGAAACCGTTAGCCGATAGCTCATCAAACCCTTTCGAAACCCTTTCAGGAGTCCAGGCAAGGTCTTCCGAAACGTATCCATCAGGCAGTCGGAAACACCCGATCATGTTTGTGTGTTGCCCGGTGAGCAGGTACAGCGCCAGCAACCTGGCGTCATCCGATACCCGGCGCATTCCATCGCTTATCCAAAATGATGTATGCACCTTGCCGTAATCACGCATAGAGACCCCGTTGTTGCTTAAACTGGTGTGTTTTCATCACCAAGCACCCACCGCAAAGCCTCAGCGTATTCGCCACTGGCGGTTTGAAGTTGCTGGGTGATTTCCTTACGGGATTTGAGACGCGGCTTTGTGTCGCCAAGGACAGCGCGCTGACGGCGAGCTTTCTCGTGGCCAGTTACACCCTCTGCCGCTGCCTCTAACTGTTTGACCGTTTCCCGCTGCTTTTCCGGTGGCATATCGACCAGCTGACGCGCTTGAGTGACAGTGACTTTTCCAGCCTCAACCGCCGCCTGGACGGCCTGCGTAGCATCCAGTAGAGCTACGGTTGCCTGGACCGTTTTTACGCTGCAGCCAAAAAGCAGGGCAATGTCATTTTCGTCATGACCGTATTCCATCTGCTGAACCATTTTTTTTGCCCGGCCCAGTGGGGTATCTGGTTGCGTGATCTCGTTTTCGCTGACCATGTATTTGGCCATTTGAATTGCCGAGCCGCGCTTAGCTATACCGGGTACCGGCCAGGGTTCCAGCCCTGCCCGCTTTCTCCTGGCGTTTGCTTCCATAGCGTTCTTTACGCGCTGCCGACCTGAAACCACGCAGGTTTTCCCTGTCTCTGGGTCCTTCCACACGATAATCGGTTCGAGTACCCCAAGCTCCATGATGTTGAGGATCACAGCTTCATTAAGCGGTAGGTGTACTCGTTCGTCGTACAGCGGGTGTGTTGTATCGGTAACCAGATGCAAACTTTCCGGTTCGAAAAAAAGAACATTGCTTTTGCCGCTGGCGCCGTATGCGTCGATAGAATTTTTAGCCATGGGCGCCCCCGTTATTGATATTCAGTTGGTGAGTGTTCATAATTTCCCCTGTGAATTGATCCAGTTAATTCGCAACGAAAGCCGTAGGTGTTGCAGCACCGCGGCTTTCACCTTTCTGAGTTCCAGCATCACGTCACTCCTAGCATTGAAGTGACAATGGCCATCAGCGGCGCCGTTAACTCAGGGTCTATCCGGAACATCTCGACAATTCCCTCGCTCAGTTCTTTCAGCTTCTGATGGCGTGGAGCCCCCACAGCAACGGCAATCTTTGCTTCGCTGGTTTCTTTTTCCAGACGAGCCAGACGGGACATAAAATTGTCTTCGGGCATCAGGCGATGGCGAAACTCCAGCGGAAGAACGGTCATGATTGCCGGGGTAAGAAGGCGAACGTACTCGCGATAACGTTCAGACTCGGCCGGGTTGTCCAGGTAGCGAAAAAGCTTTTGTCTGGCTCGGCTGATGTCATCAGGAAACGCGATCTCCTCGCCGCCCTGCTGTCGCCACTCATCGATGATGTATGCCGAGACAACGTCCTGCCCTTCAGCTGCTGCCCAGGCGCGAACGGCAGAGCGAATACCGTCGTGATCTGACTCTCTCAGCTGATTTCGCTTTATCAGAGCGCCGGTGTTGAATCCGGTATTTTGTTGAAAGGGAAGTGTTTGCATGGTTAATCCCCATTAAGCTCGGAGCTGTTAGTTAGGGGAGTTGTAGGAGGTATAAACTCAGGCCAGATTGTTTCCCAATCATCTGGGAAACAATCTGCTCTGGTAACAGCGCCTTCCGTAAGCTGTTCTATTTGTATGGCGCGAGATGGGGATATGGCAGCAATCCCAGATGCCATTTGTGAAAGATAAGAAGTCGATACCTCGAGCTTTGTAGCCAAGGCCTTGGAGCTGCCTCGTTTCATGTTTAGATAATCTTTAAGTTGCATAGTGGCTCCCTCATGTGATTACGGTGAGTTTATAAAATACTAAACCAAAACGTCAAGTATTTGCTTGTTTATAAATTACTAATCAAAATGCTTTCTATGACGACACAGGAAATTAGACGCAGGCGACTTAAGGAATGGTTCTCAGAAAAGTCGCTTCCAGAGAAAGAGAAAAGCTATTTATCTCAATTGATAAATGGCCGCAGTTCCTTTGGCGAAAGAGCGGCAAGAAGGTTAGAAAGAGATTACGGAATGCCCTCAGGCTTCCTTGACTCAGACACCTCTGACTCCCAAAACACACCGCCAAGTCTTGTGTTGAGTGAAGAAGAACTTAAGCTCATTACTTTTTTTCGTGGATTCCCTGACTCCGCAAAGAAAGAAGCGCTAATTGAATTTGAATCTAAGTTCAATAAATTCAACGAACTTTTCAAAGAGTTACTGGCTTCACGCAGTTAACGCTCACGCCTCCCAAACCAAATCTCATCAAAGGCGGGCTTTGGTTCTTTCACAACCACTTCCTTCATTTGGGCCTCAGGATCTGAAGGCTTCAATTTTTTACGCACAAAAGTTTACTTTTTACTTTACAGAATAGTTTAGCAATGATTAAACTCATCACATCAACAACGCGCTGCGTTGCTCCGATAAACGTTCCGCTGGCCGGCGACAAGGCAATGAGGGTGAGATGAGTAAGGTAAAGGTGGCGCCTATTGAACTCGAAATAGACGCCACGGAAGTAATCAATCAGGTCGAGGAACTACTGGGGTTACTTGAGCTTCCAGCCCGTTCCCTTGAAGGCATCCCTGAGGATGTCGTCAACCTGCTTTTTGACAACATCCGTCCCTTGCTTAACAACATCGTCCTTAGTGATTTCTCGACCACAGTTGGCACAACTGACGCCAACAAAATTTGTATCAAAGTCGAAATCATCGGGACGCTTGAGCATCTCGCTTCCGCAATCAGGGCAAGCAACTTCCATCGTTGTCAGTTTTGACATTTTTTATTTTTTTGCTGGCTGTGTGAGAACTACCAGCATACCACCGAGCCTGAAGTGGTTAAAAGACAGGCAAACATGAGGAGTTGGAATGAGCAAGCAAGGCATCAGAGCCCTGATCATTTCAGCAGTTATTGGGCTCTTCATCTGGATCGCGCTCTTCAGCGCACTGAGGGGATTGTTTCTATGAATGATTTCGCACGCAAACCCGCTCGTCAGCAGGCTATTCGTTTAAGTCCGCTGTCAGCTTTCATCCGCCGGGTGTGCTACATGCTCGCGCAAAAAGGAGACCCTTCATGAGCACGATGTTTGCCCTGGTTCTCACCGTCAGCATGCTGACGGGCGGTAATCAGGATGTCCTGCTCGGCGTTTACGACACTGAGAATGACTGCAAGGCAGCTGCAGAAGAGCAACACGTGAAAGCTGAATGTTATCCACTGAAAGGTTTACTGGACGAGCATCCGGCCGGGTTCACGGTGCAAATGTAGGGGGAAGAATGCAGAAGAAATGCGGTTACTGCAGTAAAGCAATCGAGGGAAAGCCAGTGGTAAGCACCCTGTTGTACCTCCAGGGGAACCAGCTAGCACGGAAAGAAAAAGAGTATTGCTCTGAACGTTGCGCCTCTCACGACCAGATGGCTCACGAGGGCTAACGTAAACCCGCCGAAGCGGGCTGTACGTCCGGTGCCACCGACCAAAGTTACACCGGAAATTACCAAAACCAATGACCACCCTGAATGGGCGCTACCAATGGCCCGGGGGATTCTACATCCAAAATAGAGGCTATCACATGGAATATTTTTATCTGATAAAAGCGACTCAAAAATCGGGTAAAGCTGATGCCGTAATCTGGCGCACTAATAAATCAGAAGCCCGCGCTCTACTGCAGCTCGACGTCGATCTGGAAGACGCTGGGATCGAAACAGGCCGCGGCAAAGACTATCAAAAACCTATTCGCACCGATTTCCCGGTATTCAATGACCTGCCGGCGGAAGGTGTTCTCGATTACTCATGGTGCGAACGCTACCAGCTCGGTGATGATGGTCGCACCTGGGCTCTGAAGCCAGGTCAGTCGCCAGCGGATCATCACATCGATGATGCCGGAGTACCCGCTGAGCCCGTTAGTGGCGAGCCGGTTGATGCCAATACCACTGGCGACGCGACACAAGGTGAGACCGTGGAAACTTTCGGTAGCGATGAATACCAGAACGATTCAAGCGCGCTTTTTAACGTGGCAGAACTCCCCTTTCGCACTCAGCTGCTGGCGCAGTATATGGCCGAAGAACACCACGTTTATCATATCAGCATGCCTCACCGGCAGGAGTTGTCAGTTCTTGAAATGGACACTGATAACGCAGCCGTCCAGGATCTGATTCTGGCCGCCGAGAATATCCCTGAAATCAAAAAATACGATATGCCGGCGCTCTGGAAATTCACCAGTGCCAATAAAAAAGTCTTCCCCGAAGGGAAACGGCATGAGCTCGGCAAGCGTATCCAGTTTGCAAAGCTGTGGTTCGCTACTAACGCGATCGACCGCGGCATTCTCACCAGGGAATGGGCTGCCGGTAACTGCATTTCTTCGGTTATGAAAACTGATGCAGGTACGAATGCTGGCGGCGGTAATAAAACCGATCGCAATCCTGACTACACCCATACCCTTGATACGCTCGATGTAGAAATAGCCCTGGCCACAATGCCAATGGATTTCGATATCTACAATTTCCCGGCATCAATTCACCGCCGGGCCAAAGAGATCGTCCAGAAGAAAGAAAGTCCGTTCAAGGAATGGTCTGCAGCGCTGCGCAAGGTCGCAGGCATCCTGGATTATTCCCGCGCAGCCATTTTTGCCCTTATTCGTGGCGCCACCAGCGATATTCATCATTTCCCGGTAAGTCTGCAGACCTATATCAATGCGAATCTGACCGAGCATAAACATGATGCCCCTTCTGCTGAGACGCTTGAAAAAGCTGGTCATGTTTCATCTGCCGCCGTCACTCTGGACGCTGTGAAAAAGGCTATCGATGGAGATGAAGGTGTGCCTGACCTGGAAACTCTCCCAACTGACTTTCAGGTAATTGGCACCGAACTGGTGAAAGAAGCTCAAAAGAAACGCCCTGACGCTAATCAGGTTCTGGCCGCCGAACGCGGTGAATATGTCGAAGGTATCAGTGACCCCACGGATCCGAAGTGGATAACCGAAGACCTGACCAAGCCCAAACAGCCTGAAGTTTCAAACATGGGCAATGGTGTTTTTTCGATTGATGGTCTGATGGATAGCCAGACATCACCAGCACCAGCACCAGCACCAGCACCAGCACCAGCACCAGCACCAGCACCAGCACAAGCACTTTCTATCGTGGACCAGGCGCGCCAGCGCGCTGCAGAAGAAAAATTACATCCAGCTAATTCCGGGGAAACCACCAGCAATGTGCAGATGGAAACGGCTCAGCCGGTCGAAGACGAAAATGATAATGCGGTATCAGCAGGCGAAGGCGCTGATGAACCTCCTGCGCAAACAACTGCCGTGAACATGAGAGAAATACTGGCTGAACGCTGCCCGGATCTTACCGCCGAAGTGCTGAAAAGCCAGGTTTCCGAGAGTGCTCATAGCGATGAAGAGGAAGAGGCTGAACAAGCAGCGCCAGCATGGCCGGAGTATTTCGAGCCTGGTCGATATGAAGGCGTGCCAAATGAGGTCTACCACGCCGCTAACGGCATCAGCTCCACGATGGTTAAAGATGCGCGGGTATCGCTGATGTTTTTCGAGGCGCGCCACGTATCCAAAACCATCCAGAAGGTGCGCTCTCCTGTTCTGGATATGGGCAATCTGGTGCATGCACTGGCGCTGCAGCCTGATCAGCTGGAAAAAGAATTCAGTATAGAGCCGGAAATCCCGGAAGGCGCCTTCACCACGACGGCGACGATCCGCGCATTTATCGATGAATACAACAACGGGCTTCCGGTTTTGCTCAGCGCAGAGGACATCAAGAGATTCCTGGAGGAATACAACGCGAACCTGCCCGCCCAGGTTCCCTTGGGTACATCAGTTGAAGAAACCGGCCAGGGTTATATGTCTTTACCTGCTGAGTTCCAGCGCATTGAAGACGGTCAGAAGCAAACCGCCACCGCAATGAAGGCCTGCATCAAAGAATACAACGCCACCCTGCCCGCCCAGGTGAAAACCAGCGGTGGCCGCGATGTCTTACTGGAACAGCTGGCGCTTATTAATCCTGACATGGTTGCTCAGGAAGCACAGAAGGCGCAGCCCCTGAAAGTCTCTGGCACAAAGGCCGATCTGATTCAAGCCGTGAAATCGGTAAAACCGGATGCCGTGTTTGCCGACGAGCTGCTGGATGCATGGCGCGAGAACCCGGAAGGAAAAGTGCTGGTTACCCGCCAGCAGCTGGCTACGGCACTGGCCATTCAGAAAGCACTGTTGAATCACCCTACCGCCGGCAAGTTGTTGACGCACCCGAGCCGTGCCGTCGAGGTGAGCTATTTCGGCATTGATGAGGAAACCGGGCTGGAAGTTCGCGTGCGCCCTGACCTTGAAATAGACATGGGCGGCCTGCGCATTGGTGCGGACCTGAAAACCATCAGTATGTGGAACATTAAGCAGGAAGGCCTGCGCGCGAAGCTGCACCGGGAAATCATCGAGCGCGATTACCACCTGAGCGCGGCTATGTACTGCGAAACCGCAGCCCTTGACCAGTTCTTCTGGATATTCGTCAACAAAGACGAGAACTACCACTGGATCGCCATCATCGAGGCATCCGAAGAACTGCTGGAACTTGGCATGCTGGAATATCGCAAAGCAATGCGTGCCATCGCGAACGGTTTCGACACTGGCGAATGGCCGGCGCCGATTACCGAAGACTACACCGAAGAACTTAACGATTTTGATATGCGCCGTCTCGAAGCGCTGCGCGTACAGGCATAAGGGGGAACAGTCATGGAAAACACTAACATTGTTACAGCCGAACAGCAGGCACCAAACACCATTTCAGCTAGCAACGCGATCTTTAACGTTCAGGCTCTCGGTCAGTTAACTGCTTTCGCAAACCTTATGGCTGATTCACAAGTGACAGTGCCAGCTCACCTCGCAGGTAAGCCAGCCGATTGCATGGCCATCGTTATGCAGGCTATGCAGTGGGGCATGAATCCCTATGCAGTCGCGCAAAAAACGCATCTGGTAAACGGCGTGCTCGGATATGAAGCCCAGCTCGTCAACGCGGTAATCGCCAGTTCCAGCGCTATTAACGGTCGATTTCATTATCGCTACGGCGGCGACTGGGAACGTTGCACAAGGACGCAGGAAATTACCAGGGAAAAACACGGTAAAAATGGGAAATACAGCGTTACAGAACGGGTGCGCGGCTGGACTGATGAAGACGAAATCGGGTTATTCGTCCAGGTTGGCGCGATTCTGCGCGGTGAATCAGAAATCACCTGGGGGGAGCCACTTTATCTCTCTGGAGTCGTCACACGTAATTCTCCTTTGTGGGTTTCTAACCCGAAACAGCAGATCGCTTATCTGGGCGTCAAATACTGGGCACGGCTGTATTGCCCGGAAGTCATCCTGGGTGTTTACAGCCCGGATGAAGTTGAACAAAGGACCGAGCGAGAAATAAACCCGGCGCCGGCGCAAAGAATGTCTGTCGCAGAGATCACCAGCGGAACAGACATCACCACCAGCGCGCAGGATTCAGCTCTCAATATTGATTCCCTGGCAGATGATTTCCGTGACCGCATTGAGCGCGCCGAATCGGTCGATGCAGCAAAAGCCATCAGGGCGGATCTGGATAAAGAGAAAGCTGTGTTGGGCACTGTTCTTTTCACCGAACTGAAAGGTAAAGCCGTGCAGCGTTATTTCATGGTAGACGCCCGAAACAAAGTTGAGGCCGCGATCAACTCTCTACCTAATCCCGGAGAACCGGAAGCCGTCGAACTGTTCGCTAAAGCTGAAGGCATTCTCAACGGCGCGAAACGCCACCTCGGTGATGAACTGTATGACCAGTTCCGCATCGCCCTGGACGACATGAAACCGGAATACGTGGGTTAACCAGATTGGGAGGGGAAACTCTCCCGATAAAGGAATGTATATGCGATTGATTAACCGAAGCAGACACTCCCCTCTGGGCCGCCAGGCGTGCGATGCGGCACTGGCAAAACACGTTGAGCTTTATGGAGCCTACGGGCGACAGAAAACAAAGAGAACTTATACGGTGGTGGTTCAAGGCTCAAAGATCACTGTAGAAGTTGTTAACAGAAAAAGTAGCTATGTGGCCACAGCCATGAGCTGCGCGCGCCGGCTACACCATCTGCCTGGACAATGTAACTAAGGGGTTTTTATGACTAATACATCTCATAAATCAGATGAAATTTTGATAACCGATGACGTTCTGTCCAGATACAAAATATCGCGCAGCACACTTTATTTCTGGAGCACCCCATCCCGGATGCCCTCTTACTTTGCTCAGCCATTCCCGCAGCCTAAAATAAATGGCAGCCCTAAAAGGTGGAGACTTTCAGACTTGTTGGCCTGGGAAGATAACGTGGGGATCAAACCAGAGGCTGACCAACCAGCTTCTCAAGGTGATCCTGCCAAACAGCAAGCCAGTGACGCTGATCATCCAGATAATCATGCAGGTTATAACGTGCCATGACACCTGCCATATGATGGCCAAGCAGTTTTTCCACAACATGTGGCGGCGCACCTAATTCAGAAAGGCGTGTCGCCACTGTTCGTCTGAGGTCATGGAGAGACCAGGGCTTCATGCCTGTTTTAGCTATAATCTGAGCAGAAAACAGAGCGACGTTTGGTTGTAGTGGCGGTCTGTCATCTTCTGGCCCCCTGTAGCGTGACAGTGTCACAACGTGTTTTGAAACTGACGTTTCCTTCTCTGCTAACATCATTCTTACTACTGCCTCGGGAAGTGCCCTTCTGACCGATTTCCCGGTTTTATAATCGCTTGCCGGAATGGTCCACGTTTGCTCATGGAAATCGAACCACTCCCATCTTGCTGTCCTGATCTCCGTACTCCGGCAGCCAGTCATGATGAGAAACTTCATTATCAGCTGTTGTCTGTATTTCAATTCAGGAAGGATGTTCCAAACTGTTTTGATTTCCTCATCACTCAATCTGCGATCTTTTACGGATGCTGTGAGACCTACGTCAGAGCGCCTAAGGCTCTCAATTGGGTTCACATTAATTACCCCTCGATTGGAGCAAAAACGGAACGTACGCTGCATCAGCCCAAGCATCTGACCAGTGACAACTCTTCGCCCCATGCCATCAAAAAGGTTAAGCCAGTGCGCTTTAGTGGTCTGATCAACAATCATGTTCCCCAGCACAGGCGCTATATGGTTATTGAAGTCCCGCCGGTTAACCTTGATTTTCACAAGACCTTCAGGGATGCAGTAATACTTTTCCCAGTAATCGAAAGCCTCTTTAACAGTGAGCGCTTCGACTTTTTTCTGTTTCTCCAGAACTGTTTGCCGTCTCGGATCGAGTCCTTCTGTCAACCAGGCCCTGAACTGCTGTCTACGTTCGCGAGCTTGAGATAAGGAGGTGGTGGGATAATCGCCAATCGTTAGCTGAGCGGCTTTCCCGTTCCATCTGTAGCGGTAAAAGAATGTTATACTGCCGGAAGTAGACAACCGGACATTCAGACCATGAGCGTCCGATATGACCTCGATCTGGTCTCTCTTTTTGCCAAGAGCTTTTCTTAATTTTGTGTCGGTAAGCAA